GCGATCGTACGGACCACGGTCGTCGGCAGTTCGCAGTACAAGTACACAGTTGACACGTTCATCCAGTTCCAGATCAAGACCGTTCCTGGGGCCACGGCCGTCACGAACGGCACGATCAAGCTGACCGTGATCTACACGATGGACCCGTAGGCGGCAACCAACCTGACGGGAGGGGGCCCCATCCCCCTCCCCACGAAAACGAGGGACCCATGAGAAAAGCGATCATCCTTTTGGCCTTGTTTCTCCTGCTTGGAGCGATCCCGGCGCTGGCTGTGACCTTCACGGCTGTCGGGACCGAACATCCCGGGGAATTCACCGCGATCACCGGCGTCGACAATTCCGTGCTCTACGTTGTGACCTCCGATGGAAAGCTGTACTCCCAGGCGATCGCCACGGGGATTTTGACCCTGCTTGCGACCATCCACGACGAAAAGCTCACGGCGATCGTATACCCGGCGACCGGGACGTACACCTACATCGGAACCGCCAGTGGCCGGATCTACCGGCACACGATTTCCGGGAACGCCATTTCCAAGACGACTCTTGCGTCTTGTACTACCCCAGGGGCCGGCATTGCGGCGATGAAGTGGGACGCGACCTTGACGAAAATCTGGCTCATCACGAACAAGGGGAAAACGTACTTCTGCACACCGTAGCGGGATGGGGGGCTTGTCCCCCCTTCCGCACGAAAAGGGGCTCGGATGAACTTCGCGGAACTGTCGATGGCGATTTCCGACTGGCTAAACCGGGATCAGATCGACAAGGTGATCCCCACCATTATTCGGTTTGGCCAGCGCGATCTCGAGGACAATCTGAGGATCCGGCCAATGGAATACCACCCTGCTACAGCGAGCGTGAGCGCAGGAGAGGATGCCCTGGCGCTTCCGTCTGATTTCCTCGAGATGATTTTCCTGCAGCTCATCAAGGACAACGTGCGCTACCCGATCGTCGACCGGGATTCCCCCCTGGTGATGTATTCGGAACGTCCTTCCGTCACGGAAACGGGGACTCCCTGTAAGGTGGCGCGTGTCGCTGATGACCTGGTATTCGACGTTCTGACGGATGTGATCTACACCCGGGATTGGATCTACTACCGGCGTTTGGCGGCCCTCGTTGCGGCAGCTCCCAACAATACGAATTGGTGGAGCGAGAACGCCGAGGAAGCCTTGCTCATGTCCTGCCTGAACAAAGCCAGCCTGTACGTCACCGGAATTCAGGACGGGGACAAGAAGAAGTGGGCTGACGCCGCGCTGGAAACGCGCAACAGACTGATTCTGAACGACGCCAAGGAAGCGACGGGCGGCCACGTAATGCGGTCGACACCATTTTCGCTGTAGGGAGGAAGAGATGAAATCAAAGCTTTGGTTTCTGTTGGCTGTGGCGGCTGTCCTGTCCATTTTCATCGCATCCTCTTACGCTGCGGAAGGCGACGGCCCCGGACAAGGGGTTTGGACAGTCCGTGAGCGGTACAACTACACGAACATAACGGCCTCAGACAACACGATCATCAAGGCATCTCCTGGGATGCTCGCCGGAATGGTGGTTCATGGCGGGACCATGGGGGCGATCACCGTCTACGACAACACGACCTGTTCGAGCGGAACGATCGCAACAATCGCGTCTCCTGTTGCCGGCCAAATAATTCCCTTCGGGGTGAATACGATCCGAGGGCTGTGTATTCGAACAGCCGCAGCGATGAACATCACGGTTGTATGGAAATAACCATGCGCCGCCTATTTCTCGCCCTTCTCTTCACTACCCTCGCGGGGCAGGCGTTGGGTGCCGTCTATTACGTCGATTGCAACGCCGATGGTGACGCCGGTGCCGGTACATCTACCGCCGCGGACGTGGCGTGGAAAACGATTGCGAAGGTGAACGGGGAAACGTTCTCTGCGGGGGATAACGTCCTGTTCAATAAGGGTTGCACTTGGCGGGAACAGTTGGTTCCCCCGTCAAGCGGTAGCGCAGGCAATGTGATTACGTTCGGTTCATACGGCACTGGCGCGAAGCCGGTCATCAGTTACTCGACTAATTTGGACAACTGGGTAGCGGCGGAAGGGACATGGAACACAGCAAAGACTCTAGCTTTTGTCGGTGACGCATCAAACGGGGCCAACTTCAACCAACGAACGATTCTGCCTGCCGCAATGTCATCTTATAACGGATCAAAAGTACGGCTTACTCTGAAAGCCCATTCCGATGCTGACACCACGCTTACCGGAGTTTCTATCGGAGTAATGACCACTAGCAACACGTTCGACACCACGCCAACCAGAATCACCTTTGGCGGAGACAATGATGTTGTTATACCAATGAACACGACAGTTGTAAGTGATGAAATATCATTCGATTTTGATAAATCTCTACGTCACGGGATTCACATATATAACTCTGCGGCGACTGGAACTGTGTGGGGCAGCGGCTTGTCATCGTACTTCAATTATACCGGGGTTGGAGATAAAACTCTTGTAACCACTTTTACCCCTGACAATAATCCAGCAGAAGAGAAGAACATCGCTCTAATAGAGGTTTACCAAGCGGCAACGAACCAATGGTACTCTGCCGATCTTGGGGTAGGTGGAGTAGATCCTGTAATGGTTACGGTGGACGGAACCCCCGTAAAGAAGGTCGCCAATCAGGGCGCGTTGGTAGATGCGAGTTGGGCGTGGGACAACACAAATAAGTATGTCCTGTACATGACAACGGCAGACCCCTCCACTCAAGCGGTCTGGTGCGGCCAGCAAGGAAACAACAATATAGACATCGGAGGAAGGAACTACCTTGTATTCGATGGGCTTAACATACTTGGTCCCACTTTGCAGGTAGGGGCCGGGATAAATCTAAGCGCAGGGACCACCTTCACAAACTGTGATTTCAAGAACTTTTACAATGCGGGCGTATTCGTATATGCGGGGTCTGGTGACACTAAACTTACGGTGTCTAACAGTACGTTTACCGACGCCGGAGGCCACGACAACTTCCTATGGTTCAATGGAGTTGCGACCACCGGAAGCACTTTGACTGCTACTGGGAATTCTTTTACAACGAGTTTCTTTGACGGAACTGCTGCGACAGACAGCCTTTATGTACAGGCAATTTATGTTAATAAGGCTCTTACCACCAGCATACTTAACAATACAATAACCTTTCCCCCAGGCGTAGGAATGGCGCAACAGCCGAATTCCATCTATGTAACCACTTCCACCGGAGTAGATATACAACACAACACGGTATCCGGAGGCGGCCACGGTATTCGCCTAAACGCATCGCAGGATAACGCGATCATTGCTTACAACTATGTCCACGATACCGGAGATGACAACTTCTGGACGGACGGTACTTCGGGCGCAGGAATAGTAATCAAGTACAATATATTCGATGGCGCATTGGATGACAGTGTGGCGTTGGCGGGAGTAACGGACGGATTCATTTACAATAACTTATTTTCAAGATCAAGGGATACGGGACTTCAATTTGCTAATGCGGTAACCGGGATGACAGTAAAGAACAATATATTCTACAACAATGGACAGCCGGGAGATCCGGTCACCGGAGATGAAGGGTACTACGAGATATACGTCACCACGACTACGGGGCATGAGATCAACAACAATCTCTACTACCACACGACCGTAAAGAACCCCACGGATCATTTCTATTGGGGCGGGGTAGCATACGATTTCGCGGACTGGAAAACGAACAGTTCGCAGGACAATGCCTCCCTCAACGACGACCCCCTCTTCACCTCCACGGTGACGCCGGATTTCTCGCTACAGGCTGGTTCCCCTGCGATCAACGCGGGCGTGGACGTGGGGCTGACGAGCGACTACCGTGGAATGACAGTGCCGCAAGGGTCTGCTCCGGATATAGGAGCCTATGAATTTGGCCCGGGTGATCCTGGTTTCCTCAAGGGTGCATATCGCGGAACCATGGGAATCCACTGGATGTGGTGAGGGGTAAATAAATGGCGAACGTCAAAAAACTCAGCACAACAAAGATCACAACGGGGAACGTCGTTTATTGCATCATCCGGCGAGAAGTGGATGGATATCTCCTGAACGATGCCGATGGCGCCTTCGCCAATGCTCCCGGGGATCCATACGACGAACTTGCGGAGGACGGGACGATCAAGGGGTTGTACGAGATTTCCGAGTCCCGGACGGCCTGGGAACCCGGATGGTACAAGGTGTTTTTCTACGATCAGGCGGGAGGATCCCCGGCGCCGGCCAGCGATACCCTCGCGGACTCCCAGGATCTCATGGTCGTAGGCGATCAGATCACAACGAATTTCCCGTTCGAGTATGGAAAAGTGGCGACGGACGCCGGCAACGGGGCGACCTCGTTTCTGACCGACTTGACCAGCGCCGTCGATTCGTACTGCGTCGGATCCTACCTGAAAATCGCCAGCGGCGCTCTCATCAACGAAGTCCGTCGAATCTCGGCCTACAACGGGACCTCGAAAGTCATCACGCTGTCTGCCGCGCTGACCGCTACGCCGGCCGATGACGTTGAATTCTACATCGTGAACCAATGACCACGAAGGGTACAGCGGGGTTTCGTCTTGGGCCGAATACGACTGCTTCCTATGGGAACGTCCAGGGGGGGCAGGGAACCGCCGCGGAGTGGGTGCAGATCAACCCTGTCCTGCCGCTTGGAATGATCGGCTACGAGTCCGACACGGGCCGGGTAAAGATCGGAGACGGCATCAGCGATTGGAACACCCTCGAGTATTCCTTCTTCCCGCTGAATTCGGATCGGCGGTCCACCACGGGGGTCGACACAACCGATGACCTGATCGTGGACAACGATGCAAAAGGACTCGTCCTCAAGAATGACACAGACGGGCATTATTACCGCCTGACGATGGTTTCTGGTTCGCCGTCTTGGGCTGATTTGGGAGCAACCAAGCCGTAGGAGGCATTCATGGCAATCGTAGCCGGCGATCTGAAAATGTACCTCACAGGGGGCGCGGCGAACGCAGATCCCCTACTGTCCCTGGGGGGTGTGACGTCGAGCGTTCAATTCACGGACAATACCCTCGACAAGCTCTTTGCCAGCGTGGGGCCGGCAGAAGCTCTCGCGGGGTCCACGAAGTACCGGGCGCTGACGTTTAAAAATACCTCCGCGCTGACGGCCTACGCCGCGTCCATCCACATCAGCCAGGAATCGACCTCCGCGGACACCACCGTTGAGATCGCCTACGATGCAACCGGGACACAGAGCGTAGTGGATGAGGACACGGCGCCGATCGGACTTTCATTCTCCAAGCCCCTGTCGCTGGCGACGGCGATCGCGCTTGGGAACGTAGTCGCGGGAGGGGTTGCTCGAATCTGGTTCAAGCGGATTGTCTCGGCAACAGCGGCGGCGGCTTCGGCCGATACGGGAAAATTCATGATGACTGTCGGGACCACACCTTGAGCTATTTCTTCCTCGCGGCCAGCGACGGAGGAACCGGCGATGGCCCGGAGTACGCCGTCAGCCGGGAATTCACCTTTGCCTGGGGAATCTACGAAGGCGTCAGCCAGGAATTCACCTTCATCAACGATATCTATGGGGCGGTCCAGGCGACGTTCACCTTCAAGTGGAACATCCTGGGGTACATCTCGAAGGAATTCACCTTCAAGTGGAACATCGGGGAGTACATCGCCCGGGAATTCACCTTTGCGTGGAACGTCTACGCCGCGGCTGCTGATATCGGCCGGAAGGCGAAATACACCTTCAAGGCGGCGCCGGTTGTAAATCGGTTCTATCGGAAGTTTAGGGATGGCTAAACCGACCGTCACCATTACCCTGCTGACGCCGATCAGCCTTCGTCTTTCGTGGACGGGATCCGGCGACTTCGAGGTTTGGTGGAAATCCGATCACCCCGCCGGCCAGGAATACAGCAAGCTTACCCTCGTCACCGGGACCAGCTACGACGTTGGCTCTCTGTCTTGGACGACGACTTATTATTTCAAGGTCCGGAACGTGGGCGACGAATTCAGCGACGAGATCAGCGTTTTCATCTGCTGCGGTCAAGCAGTTGTGTGGGGGCCAGGAGTGCCAGTTGAGGGCCCTCCGACCGTGACGAAAGTTGATTTCTGGCAACAAGCGGCTGATCCGAACGGCGGAGAAGTGGCTTTCGTTGCGAAGGATATACCGCACGAAAACATCTACCTGTGGATTTACGAGGATGAAGAGTTTCACTTCAGGGATTCAATAGCCTATGAAGGGGCGTTTTTCCCCGTAGCCGCCAGAAAAAGAGGCGATACGGTGGCTGTGTTTGATATGGACGAATTAAGTCTGTACGCCAACTCCTACAGGTTTTCTTATTACGACGGCTCGGAGTTAACGGAAAAGATATTTGCAGATATGGGTGGCGATGGATTCACTCAGACATGGGAAGGCTCGTTGAATTCGTTACCTTATTCGATGGTGTTCAACGATGACGGGCGAATTGTAATTGGTATTTCATATATTGATTGGGACGATTGGCAGAATGAATATCCAGAAAAAATCAAGATAAGAGTGTCGAATGATCGAGGGGTTACCTGGGGGCCAATGATAGATATATCGTCAAGGGTTCCATGGGAAAGAGCAAATCAAATATCCATGACCGAAACTGACGACGGTGCGGTTTGGATATTATGTGGAAATTGGGTTGATGTGGATTCGCCTTATTTTGGGAATCAGCCTAATTACGTTAAGTATGACCTTTATAAATACGTGGAAGGATCGGGAGTTTCGCTTGTGAGATCCATTGTTACCACACTTGCAAGCGTTTGGGGGGATCCTCCTTTTTATACACAGACTGGATGGGGGGCAAGCTGCTCAAATGCCAATATCTACGCAGAAGGATCCAAGATTGTCATCTGCTATGTAAATGATTTCGTCCATACCGTCCCGGTTGGAACGCCTGATTATTGTGGTCTTGCTCAAGTTTTTGTAGATGTAAGCGACGATTATGGCGCAACGTGGGCGACTCAAGAAGTGATCCTTCCTGGTGGCGACACGATTCTGTGGAATCCTGAGTGGGCGTCCCTGATCCCCACGGTTTGCATATCGAGCGGTGATCTACTGGTCTATCTGCTGAAAGGCACAGGGAGGGCCACAAGTGCCGAACCGCTGATTCTTAAAAGTACCGATGACGGCGCGACGTGGAGCACCGTTTACACTTTCCCCGCCTACGATGCGGATTACCCGTGGGTGTTCCAACTCCGGGCGGACGGGGATCATGTTACCGGCACGGGCTGTGGCGCGGCAACGGAAGAGGACGGCAATCTGGCCTTTTGGGAGTCTCTGGATGCCGGCGCAACATGGACCGCGAGGGAGCTTGTTCCGGAATCCGAACCTCAAATCCTGGTGCCGGCCTGATGGATACCAGAACCAAATCCCCGGCTGAAATATTCCCGGTAAACTTCAATTTCTCAAGCGATCTTGTCGCGGGAGAAACGGTAGTCTCCTATGTGCTGACCTCTATCAACGCCGCGACCGGGGAAAGCTCCTCGGAGGATCGGGCGTATGACGCCGGCCCTCCCGAAGTCCTCGAGATCGTGAAGGTGATTGATTCCGATTCCTTGTCCTCGCCAGATGTGGTCGTTGTTCTGAAAGACGGCGTAGAGGATGACGAGCATCGGATTCAATGCGTAGCGACTACCAGCGCGGGGAACATCTACCAGCGGGATCTGCTGCTGTTCATCCATTCAGAAGTGACCGACAGCTTCACCAAGCAACCGGACGATGCCTACCCGTTCGAGGCCAGCTTCGAGCGCCGGCTTGGGGCCGGGGACACCATTGTGTCGGCGGTGGTGGTTGCGGTCAAGGAGTCGGACGGATCGGATGCCGCGGCTCTCGTGGCGGCCCTTGTTGTCGCTTCTCCCATCGTCAGCGTTCCGGTGTCGGGGGGTACAGATGGGGAAACCTATCGCTTGGGGATCCAAGGAACGACGGCGGCGGGATATGTACATGAGATGTTCGTCCGCATGAACGTACAGGAGTTTTGAGCGATGAGTCCGAAGCCGGAAGATAAACCGACGAAGGTTCTGGATCCTCGCGCTTTCAGGCGAATCTCGGAGGAAGCGCCAAGGAGAACAATGGCTGAACGGAAGGCTCATGCGATGGAAATAAAGGATGAAATTATAGCAAAGCGTAACTACTTGAAAGGGAAACGTGATGCCGGTTAAGCCTTTCACGTTCAACGATGTCGATAAGGGAATCGCCACGCAATTCCCCTCCACGAAGGTTGCGTGGACTACCGGGAACAATGTCCGGATCACGCCGGGATTCGTCTCCAAGACCCTCGGGCGGTCCCTTGTTGTTTCTCTGCCAAGCACCCCTGCGATCCGGGCCATGTTCTCGTTCATCGGTACGGATGGAGCGGTTCGGACGATCGTTTGCTGCGATGCCAAGGTTTTCGCCTATGATTCCACGTTCGGATCCTACGTCGATATCACCCCCTCGCCGGCGCCCACGGGAGCGGCAACGGACATCTGGCAGTTTGATCTGGTGGCCGGACTCCCGATCCTGTCGAACGGAAAGGACATCATCTGGAAGTGGTCATCCTACGCCGGCGTCCTGACGGCCCTTAGCGGGGCGCCGACCTGGGCGAAGCGGATCTCGAGCTGCATGAACCGGCTGGTTGTGTCGAATCTTCTTGAGGGGGGATATACCTATCCTGGCAGGGTACGCTGGTCGGAAACGGGACTTCCGGAGAACTGGACGATCGACACGACGAACAAGGCTGGCCGGCACGATATCATGTCGTACTTCGGCGGCATCGAGGCTCACGCGAACATCAAAGCGCAGATCACGCGGGGCCATGAGGTATTCTTCTTCACGGAGCGCGGGCTGTGGAAAGCCGATTTCGCCGCGGCGACGAGGAATTTCATCTGCGTGAACCCCGCGACGGAAATTCTGTCCTCGAGGGCCTTGTGCAAGAAAGAGGAAACGATCTACTTCATCGGTAAGAACGACCTGTACTGGACAGGCGGCGGGGATCCAACAGCGTTCGGTCTGCCGATCCGGGATGAGCTGTTCGACAACCTGAACGCCAGCGCGATCGCCACGGCCTTTGTGTTTGCTCCGTACCTCACCGATGAGGTTTGGTTCTGTGTGGCGACGGGCGAGAATACGGCGCCGAACAAGGCTTTCGCCTACAACACAGAAACAAAGTCCTTCTCGATTCACGACGTTGATTTCTCCTGCCACGCGGAAGCCCTCTACACGAGCGTCCCTTACGATGTGGTGGGAAACGCTGCAGGGCAGATCCTCAAGCTTGATGACGGCTTCAATTCCGCCGCGGGGCTGGCAATCGACGGCCGGATCGAAACGGGGGATCTCGACTTCGGACTTCCGAACAATGTGAAAACGATCGCGGAAGTGATCCCGCATCTCGACTATCAGGACACCATAAGCGAGTTGATGATCCAGGTCGGCGTAAAGAATCGCCTTCCCGATGATCTCCGCTGGTCGGATCCCGTGCCGTTCACGATCGGCGTTTCGGATAAATGCGATCTCAACGGATTTCGCAGGGGGGGGAAATTCGTCCGGGTCCGGTTCTATTCGGACCTTCTGACGAGCCCCTGGAAGTTGAGCGGCTACACCATCAATTACGAAGTGGGGGGAACAAGATGAATGATGTTTTGGGAATGGCTCCACCGGCGCCGGAAAAGAAATCTCCGGTAATTATAGGCTTGATCCCGTGCTGGAATCGGTTTTTCTTGGATCCGGCCTGGTCGGTTGTTCGACCCGGAGTGGAGGAAATCGCTCAAATCGCATTGGGCGAATTCAACGCACTATTCGTTTGGCAGCAGATTTTCTCCGGGCAGTTCCAATTGTACATGGCCTATATCGACAAAACCGGCACGGCGACGGAGGCAAGATTTCAGGAAATGTTCGTGGAACGGCTTCGGACGCCCGACAAGGATTTCGCGGGTTTCTTTATCTTGGATGTCATGAGGAAGAACTCCATCCATGTGTTCGCGGCGTACATATTGCCAGAGTATCGGGACAAAAACCTTTGGGAGCTCGGGTTGAATTACATTGAGTCTCAAGTCAAGATGATTGGAGCGAAGGAGTTATCCGTCACCATGCCGCGGTCCACGCTCGAGTCCATGAAGGGGCGAGGCTTCGAGGAAGGGCTGTTGAACATGAGGAAGATCCTGTAATGGGCGGGGGGGGAGGCGGCGGCGGTACGTCGATTATTTATACCAATATGCTGCCGACCTATATCCCGGGTGTACAGGCCAAGGTTGAGGAATGGATGACGGCTGCGAATGCGCTGTCCTCGAGCAATTTCGCCGCCTACACCGACCCCACCTATGCCGCGCAGAATACAAACGAGACGGACGGGATCGCGGCCGTTGCAACTCGAGGGCGGTACGGATCCATGATCGAGCTCGACGGGAAGGCGCACCTTCGCAATCTTTACGACGGCCTGAAACTCAACGTGAACACGAAAATCACCTCATTCTATGCGGCGCAGATTGCGGAACTGATTCAGTCCTTCGACGAGGAAGTGCTTCCCGCGATCCGAAAGAATTATGTCCTCGCCTGGGGTGGAAGTGAGCACAACGTCGCGGAGGCGATCGCAGCCGAAAAGATGATGGCCAAGATCAACGAGATCGCCAAGATGTTCTACGACGACTATGTTCATGAGCGGTCCCTTATGCAGCAGGGGATGGCTCACGCAACTCCCTACGGGCTTCAATGTATCCGGGACATGGAAATGCTTCGACAGGCTGGCGTGTACGCCAGAGAATTCGACCAGGGATTCAAAATGGATGCTTGGGAGCGGTATAACGAGGCGGCGATCCTGCCCGTGCGGAATCTGGATATCCTTGGAAACGCCGTCAGGACGATTCTTTCAACGACTCGATCGCAAACTACGAAATACTATGGACCGCCGAAGTGGACGCAAGTTGCTGGCGCAGCCATAGCGGGACTTTCGCTTTACTCGATGTTCTCTGGGACATCGTTGAACCCGTACACGAACCCTAACGCACATGGTGGCGCGGTTGGAGGATACAACCCGGATAGGCAGAGCAACATGGGAATACCGTTAGATTGAGCGGGGGAATATAAATGGGCGGCAGCAGCGGCGGCGGGACAACGACTCAGACGGTTAGGACTGTTCCGGATTGGGCGATCCCCTACGTCACGGCTTTTTGGGATCAGGCTTATGCCCTCTGGCAAGCCGACACGCTTGCGGTTTACACCGGAGACGTTACCGCCGCACAGCCCCAGGACGAGGTTGATGGTATCGCCGGCCTTGCAATCCGGGGGCGGTACGGAGATCAGGTCATCACCAAGGCGATCGCCTACGAAGATGATGTCATCAACGGCGGGTATCTTCCCGGCACGAAGGCGGCTTTCCTTGCGGCGCTGGCTCTTGTCACGGGGAATTCAACGACGGATTTCGCATCGGTCAACTCGAGCATCGGCCGGAAACCTCTTTTTGCCGGGGATCCGGATTCTACCCTTTTAGCCCAATCGCTTGTGGCAGGAACGCCGGCTCTCTACAACACTCGGATGGAAGCCCTGATCTATGCGGATAATTTCCGCAAGGAGCGGGACATTCAGAATCACGGTCTTTCCTACGGTGTGGAAATGGGGAAACACGCGGCGATCGACGCGGAAGCCCTTCGCAGGGCCGGAATGTACCAGCGCGAATACCTGCAGGGGACTTACGTGTTGGATCACAAACTGTTTCTCGAGGGGCAGGAGATCGCGGTAGCGAATCTCGAGATATTCGGGCAAGCAATCCGCGGCCTCACGGGAAGCCAGCAGACTACGGATGCAACGCAACCTGGGGGGAACAAACTCGCGTCAGCGGTGGGGATGGGTGTCACAGGAGCCGTCGCAGGGTACATGATCGGAGCGGAGATCGGGTCGATTGGCGGTCCGTGGGGTGCGGCAATAGGGTTTGTGGTCGGCGGCGTAATCGGATGGTTTGCTTCATCATAGCCGGGAGGGGATCATGGCAGAGACAGGGATAACAAGCGGCCAACTCATTCAGGATTGGTACGAGCGATACGTCCGTCCATTGAAGCGGCCGATTTCGCTGACTTCATCTGCGCCGCAAGATTTAAGCCTTGGGTTGCCGGCGTCAGCGCCACCGACTCCCCCGGCGACTGTTGTGCCTCCCACGGAGCTTCCCCCTTCTACGGAGGCCACACAAATGGAGCCGAGCGCCGATGGTGCATCGTGGTCGGACAAGATGACGAAGGGGTTACAGGATCCGGCAAAGATGGGATTGCTCGCGGCCGGCCTTTCGATGATGGCGACTCCCCCCCGCCAAGTGCCGTACAGCAACACGGAAATCCTCGGGAATGCCGGACTTACCGGAATCAAGTATTACGAGACGGCACTCGAGGCGAAACGGAAAGACGAGTTGATGAAGCAGACGGCCGAAGAGCACACCCTGGCGCGTGAAGATCGCCGTACGGCCGCGGAAGATCGTGGCCAGTATTACCGCGACGTCGCGGAGACCCGCCGGCTGACCGCGGAATCCATGGCTGAGGCGCGCAAGGCGACGGCCGCGGAAAACGCCGTCCTCGACGTGCCGATCGACCCGGCCGTGGCGAAACACTATGGGGTGGATCCGAAGATGACCGTGAGGACGTTCAACAAAATGCAATCCGGCCTGACGGCGATGGCGAAGCCGGAGAAAGAAACAAAGATTGACCCCTTCACGAAATGGTACGAATCCTTTGGCGAGGCTGGCCCCACGCAGAAGGATCTTGAAGGATGGCATCGGGCTCAAGGGGCCGACGCCAGCGGTGAGGGCCCGGGGAAACCCGCGGGACTCGCGCTCATTCACAAGGAAATGGTGTCGCAATACCTACCGTTCGCCAGGGAGGAAATCTCGAAGAGCGCGTCTCCTGGATCCGAGAAAATGCGGCAGATGGTGGAATCCCTCAACACGCAGGACCCGACCACCGGGGGGCCGAATGTGGCCAAGATGCGAGAGCATCTTTCGGCAGAACGGCGCAAGGAATACGACTTTGTGAACAACAAGGCCGAGGAATACTCCAAGACGATGACGCCAGGGAATGCGGTTGCAAAGGCGAGAAAAGAGTGGGACACGGCCCACCCGGCGCCCAAGACGGACGCCAGGTATGAGGAATACCGGAAGGTGTACGAGGAAATCCGGAATTACTCCGGATGGACGAACGCGGAGAAAAACACCAAGATCAAGGAAATGAACGACAAAGCGCGAAAGATGGGACTCATTAAGTGAGCGAATTCGCCCAATTTCTTCCTCCATCTACGGGGAATTCTCCCGAAGAAGGGGGATTCGGTGCCTTCCGGCCACCTGTCAAGAAGAAAGAGCCCCCGGGGATCACCGATCGCATTGGTGCGGTTGCCGTGAGCCTTTGGGACAAAGCCAGGGGAACGGCAGCTCCCACACCCCCCACGCCGACGCCTCCAAGCGGCTTCGATATCTCGCCTCCATTGGGGATGAGTCCGGATCAGCAGCTTTTCGACATGAGCCGGATAGAAACGGCGCAGAAGAACGGAAAGCCCGTCGACAATCTTTTGCAGGAGATGACCGGACGGGGATGGAAGCTCAACGCCCCCGTAAAGCCGGCGCCGGCGCCTACACCTTCGACGCCTCCTTCTTTCCTGACCAAGATCCCGTACTCCGGGATCGAAGGCGCGCCGACCGGCGAGGAACCGCCGATCAACCCCTTGGATCTCGCCAAGGCTGGCGGTCGATCGGCAGCGGAGCTCGCCTTGTTCCCAGCGCGCGCCGGCGCAGAACTCGCCGCGGCATCGGCCGGCAGAGCGTTTTCCATGGAGGGAGCTACAGGCGCAGCTACCACGCCGACAGGCATCACAGATCCGGTCCTTCACGAAAAGATATCGAAGTCCGTCAACGATGCGATCGAATCGGGTAAGGGATTCGTTTTCGGAGCCCCTACCGAGGGCACAGCGGCCTTCGAGGAAGGGCTGGGGATTCCATTCGAAGCCTTGGGGTACGTCCCGCAGAAAATTGGGGCTTACGTCACCGAAAAAACCGGCGACCCCCTCTTGGGAAAAGGTGCAGAGTACGCCGCCCTGATTGGAACTTTCAAGATGGGGCACAAGGGCGGGAAGGTCATTCGAGAAGGCATCGACCGCCTGGTGCGGTCCAAGAAGCCGACCACCGTCGAAACATCCCCGGTAATGACCGCTACGCCTCCCACCCCCCCTTTGGAAACGCCTATCACCCCTGAGGCGATACCTACCCCTCCCCCGGCGTCTGAAACGACTGTGCCCCCCGGAATGGCCCCGGGGAGCCCTGAATTTTACAAAGCCGAGGCCGACAGGCTGGGGATCCAATTCTCCGGGGTAACTGAGACTGGACTTCCAAGCCGGCCGAAGATGGTCGTTTTCCAGGACGGCGACAACAAAACAGGCGCCGGGAGCTTCACCCTCAACCCAGGGGAGTCGGTCGAACAGGCTCTCGCCAGGGCCAGAGAGCGGTACGAGGCGCCCAAGCCGACCGCCGAAGCCGGCCCTGTAGCCGTTCCGGAGCCGACTATCACCGGTCCGGAGCCCACTCCGGCGCCGGAACCCATACCCCTGACAAAAGAAGCCCCTACAGCGCCGGAATTGTCAGGGGTGCAGCTCCCTCCCCCGGAGCCTCCCGTGCCTACTCCGGGCGAGAAGTTTGCAAACGTCCGGGATATCAAGTCAAAGCAGAAGAAGGCGGCCGCCGAACCGACCCTGCAGCAACGGATTCTCCGTGCTGGTGGGATCAAGATCACCCCCGAGTCCCGCGGGGAATTCGCCAAGTACGGGCTGCGCCAGGGCGAGGGGGCCCTTGCGCGCCTGTTCCGGAGCGAGAAACACCCCGGGCACAAGAAGGCGATGGATTGGTCCCAATGGGCCGACACGTTCATTCGGGACGGCATTCTTGATAAGGATGCGACGATCGACGACCTTATGGACGCGATCAAGAAGAACAAGCGGCCTCACGGCGCTGGCCTCGACGCCGAGATCGAAGCAGAGGGGATCAAGGCCGCAGAAAAAGCCGCCCGGGAGACGGTCCCGGAGAACGAGATCGCCCTGGGGGATTCGTTCCGAATCGACGGCGAGAAATTCAAGGCGGTCAAGTACGACGAACAAGGCCGGCTGGTCATCAAGGACGGCGTTGAGCATCGGCTGGGCCCCGGAGACGATATCCGGGTCGACGGGGGGAAGGAAGGCATCACCCCGGGCGAGATCCCCAAGCCGGAACAAACCGTGGGCGAATTCACGGTGAAGCCCACGACGAGCACGGATCCCGGAGACGTCGGCTGGTGGGATATCGAGGACAAGGACGGGAACCTTGTCGACATGAAGCCCACGCGCGAAGAAGCGATCCAGAGAGCGGGGCAAGAAACGGCGCCGAAGGGCCAGCAGGATCTCATCAAGGACAAGTCTTTCCGGCTGGCAGAGGAACCCGTCCCGGAAGGTCCCGCGGGGGAATTCAAGCCCGAAGCAACCGGCGCGCAGGATGAGCTCTTCCCGGGGGAGCGCGCGAAATACAAGGCGCCCGAGAAGGGCCCCCCGGCGCCGCCCCCCGAGGGGGGGTTGTTCGCAAAAGGCGAAGAGGGCTTCGCTCCCGAGAAGGATTTCCGGACGAAACCCGCGGAGCCCGTCGACGAAGGCGCGCCGATGAGTCGGTCCTCGATCGCCAAATTCCTGTCAGAGAAATTCGACATTCCCCTCCGGGTCGGTCGATTCAGGAACGCCCTGGGGATCTTCAAGGTGGGCCCGGAAGTCATCCGGACGCGGTTCGCCCACGACATCGAAGTGATCTCCCACGAAATCGGCCATGCCTTGCACAAGTTCCTGTGGCCAGAAGCGCGCACGGGCAGCGGCGGCCTCGCGGCCGGCCCGCTGCGGCGATTCCAGGACGAGCTGATCCCGATCGCCACAAAGCCTCGCGCGGGAGGATCGAAGAACGCCGAGGGGTTTGCGGAATTCATCCGGCGCTACGTGGTCAACCCGGAAGATGCGAAACGGGTTGCGCCGAAATTCTTCAAATTCTTCGAGGAACAGCTCGACGCGAAATCTCCCGACGCGAAAGCGATCTTGCTCAAAGCCCGCGCGGATTACAAACGCTGGCTGGAACAGCCGGCGCTGGCCCGGGTCATGGGATCGATCAATCAGACGCCGGCCACAGGCGCCGCGCTGTCTTTCAAGAAGCTGTACGCGAACGTCATCGACGCCTTCTATCCCATCGAAGAGATCACGAAAGAAATGGCGAAGGTGAAGAAGATCGACGATGTGCCGGCGAATCTGAACCCCTACAAGCTCATGCACCTTCTGGCGGGATGGAAAGGAAAGCCGGACGCTTGGCTGGAATACAAGCCTTTCCATTTCAAGACGTACAAGTTTTACGAAAACGTAAAGTCTCTCAAGGAAGCGATGACCCCGATTAAAAACAACCGGGACATATTCGACGCTTATTGGGTGTCCCGAAGGTCAGTCAAAGTCGGCCAGGAAAAGTCCGGGGTTCTCGATACCGACGCGCGGAAAGTGATCGAGCAAATGGACCGAGAACACCCGGAATTCAGGGTAGCAGTAGATGAAATGAAGAAATTCGGAACCGCCTTGGCGCGCTACCTGTACGACGGCGGTGTGATCGACGGAGAGGGATTTATTCGGCTGGTCAAGGGGATCAAGGAAGAGGATTACACCCCGTTCTACCGCGTCATGGATTACGAGCGCGCTGGTGGCGGATCCGGAAGCGGCGCCAGCTACGAAGTAAAGGGATCCCCTATCAAGGGGTTCAAGGGCTCCTGGCGAGATATCGTCAGCCCCACGGAATCATATATCAAAAACACCTACGCTTTCATCATGGCGGTGGAGAAAAACGCCATCGGAAAAGCTTTGGTTAATTTGTCCAAAGAGAAAGAAGGCATGGGGAAATTCGTGGAGAAAATCCCCGCTGACGCGCAGCGGATCGCCGTGAAGGACACCGAGTTCGAGGGGATGCTCCGGAAATACGGAAAATGGACCGAGACGACGCAGTTCCAGACGACGGAAAAAGTGATCCGGGAATCGATCAAAGACGAAACCGGGGCCGATATCCCCGCGGGGGATCGCGGTACACGAATCATGAAAGAGCGCGCGGTCGAAGCCCTCAAGACACGCGGATATTCGGAAGCCGAGGCGCAAACGATCGTCAGCCGGATTGCCAGCGCGAAGAACGAGACGGCCAGGAATCGGATCATCGAGCGCGTCACGGAGCGCGCTACCGTCCGGAACACAGTCCGGGAATTCGGGATCGATATCCCCGAGGGGCTGGCGTACATCTACCGGAAAGCCCCAAACACCCCGAAGGGGAACGTCATCACCGTTATGGAACGCGGCAAGCCGACCTTCTACGAAGTCGACGAGCGGATCTACAACGCCTTCCACGCTCTCGACAAGGAAGGCGCGAACACCCTCATTCGAATCATGTCGATCCCCTCCCGATTGCTCCGGGCTGGTGCTACCCTTACTCCGGAATTCTCGCTGGGGAAGAACCCCGGAAGGGACCAATTAACAGCCTTCATCAATTCGAAGTACGGGTACATCCCGGGCGTGGATCTCGCCAAGGGGCTCTTCACGGCCGTCAAGAAGAACGAGGATTACTGGCGCTGGAAGATCGGCGGCGGGGAACATTCCGCGCTGGTGTCTATGGACCGGGAGTATTTCGACAAGACCTGGAAGGAAGTAATGCGCGATCGAGGCGTTAAGGCTACAGCGCTTCATATCGCCACGCATCCGATCGACGTCCTCCGGGCCCTGTCGGAGTACACCGAAGAGGCGACTCGCCTGGGAGAATTCAGGAAGGGTCTCAAGGTGGAGTTAGGCAGGGGGAAAAGCCTCAAGGCTGCCACGCAGGACGCCTCTTACGCCTCGAGAGAAGTCACCCTCCCTTTCTCGAGGATGGGCGCCAAGACCAAAGCGGTCAGCATGATCATCGCCTTCTGGAATGCAAATATGCAGAACATAGACAAGATTCACCGGCAGTTCAAGGAATATCCGCTTCAAACATCGGTAAGAATGATGGCGGCGGTCACCTTGCCGTCTGTGCTTCTTGCGGTTGCCAATCACGACGATCCCGATGTAAAAGAAATCGCTCAATGGCAAAAGGATATCTTCTGGATTGTACCCACCGACAGATATTACACGGTCGGCCCATGGAAGGGAGATCGTGTCATCCTTCGGATCCCGAAGCCTTTCGTGGAGGGGATCCTGTTCGGGTCTTTCCCGGAGCGGATCGTAAATTACATCATGGACAGGGATCCTCATGCTTTCGACGGATTGCTCGAGTCCCTGGCCCGTGGATCAACTCCCGGCTTTCTGCCTACGATTGCCGTTCCGCTCATCGAGAATTGGGCGAACAAGTCGACCTTCACCGAGCGTCCGATCGTACCGAGAGCCCGGGAGGACGTTCTCCCGCAGTATCAGTACGCGCCTTACACCACGGAAACCGCGAAGAAGATCGGCGGCCTCATGGCGAAGATCCCCGGGATCAGGGGATCGAACATCGAGGCGCAGATTGTGTCGCCGGCCAAGATCGAAAACCTCATCCGGGGATACACGGGCGGCCTTGGGATGTGGGCGCTTCACGCGGCGAATGCCAGCCTGAAAACGGCCGGGATCGTGCCGGAGCGCGTGGAGCCGTCGAAACAGCTCGCGGATTATCCTCTCATCAAAGCATTCGTCGTGCGGTATCCGACGGCCGATACGGAATCCATCAAGCGCTTCTTCGAGGATTACAAGGAAGCAGAGACAAACGTGAAATCGGCCAAACTCCTGATGAAACGCGGGGAGCTGGCAGACGCATCGGACATCCTTCAAAAAGAAGAAGTCATTAAACTCGTCAGCGTCAAAACCGCCCTCACGAATGCGCATCGGCTGGTGGATCTCATCTATGAAAATCCCGACATCTTGCCGGAAGAGAAGCGCCGGATGATCGATGAAACGTATCTGAATATGTCGGTGATGGCCCGGGCGGGGAACAAAGTGCTCGACAAATTCAAGGAATCGAAAAAGGCGGCAAAATGAGAGAGAACTTCCCGTCGGCGATGACCAACTTGAAGGAATGGGAAGGTTTCAAGAGCTTGGATCCGGACGATCCAGGCGGCGAAACGGTGTACGGGATTTCCCGGCACTATCACCCGAAAATGTGGGTCAACGGGAAGGCGCCGACCTGGGATCAAGCGAAGGAATTCTACTTGGCGCTGTGGATCGCCAACGGCTGCGACGATCTTCCCTCTCCGGTGGATTGGATTCATTTCGATTCGTGCGTGAACCCCGGACCCGGGGCGGCGAAAGGTTTCCGGATATGGAGCTCGGAACACAAAGACCCAACGCGACAATCGGTGGAGTACGCGGTGTTGCGACTCCGTTATTACCTAAAAGTGGTCAGGCAGCGGCCGGTGTCGCTGAAATACCTGGCTGGCTGGATGGATCGAACCCTTGATTTCCTCGAACGTGGGGTAATCACAACCTGGGACATGGAGGATTAATTGTATGAGAAAAACAAATGTTGGGGTGCTGGTGGCGATTGTTCTTGGTGCGATCTTGACGTTCGGGACGGTTGCTCTCGCGGAAAATCTGTCCTGGACTCCAGCAACGACGTCCGTTTCAGGAACGTCGTTTACCTCCGCAGAAATGGCAACGATGACGTTCTACGTCCGGATCGACAAGCCGAATCCGCGGGACAACACATCGACCGGGGGCTGGTACTATCTCGGGGAAACAAGAAACGGCGTATCATTCTATCCCGCGGACAACTCTCTTGCATCGCTGATGAGATCCTACGGGCTTGGGGGGCAGACGGTACGGTTCGCCGTGTCTCAAGCCTTCAAAGACACCGACGGCGTGGAACGTGATAGCAGTCCGTCCGCGGCGTACTCATGGATCGTGCCGGTCCCTTTCAACCCCCGGACGTCGGTGGCCCCAACGGGTCCGGTAATCAGGTAGGGGCCATTGTTGTCCTCATCGCCGCCATCGTGGGGATCGTGGCTTTATTCGTGCTTGGTCATCCGGTGGCGGGAGGAATCATTCTGGTGGTGCTTGGCATTGCGGTTGTCGTGTATCTCATTCGAAGAAAGGGGTAAGCCATGACGCCATACCTGATCGGGCTTTTGTTCGGAGCAGCCTGTTTCGTGGTCGGCTTCTTTGTCGGCAAGAAAAACGGATCCAAGGTCGATGAAGTACAAAGGCGCCTGAAAGACACCCTGGGAAAGAAATAAAATGCTCCGCGACTGGATCGACAAGCTTCTGAATTGGAGTGGGGGGGCCTATGTCGGCCTCTCCACCCTCGTCATCCTCGGGCTTGCCGTCGCGGAGTATGCCAGCGGCACTCCGACGTACATCACGGGACCGGACGGAAAGAATATCATCTATATTGTGCATCGAGCGCCCGAATGGTTCACGAGCGCGATTGGCATTTACACGATCATCTTGACGGTGTTTGCAATGAGCAAGCCGATCAATACTCTTATCGCACAGAAGGGGACGCCGCCGCCCGAACCGGCTCCAGTGGAACCCGCTCGACCGATGGAGAAATAGGGAGGCGGCATGTGGGAAAACCTAAAAACCCGTGCCGGGGCTGTCCTGATCCCCTTGGTAGCAGTTGCCCTCGGCATCCTTGCGGCGATTCTCTGGCTCCGTTTCGCCGACCGTCCGGCGCCGATCTACGTTCCGGGGCCGGGGAGCGTGAACACAGTTTACGAAACAAAGTGGCGAGACAGGATAAAACCGGTCCCGTACATCGTACCCACCGGAGCGGTGATGGAATTTTTTCCGAAGATCGAACTCGCAAGGGTGTCAAAGATCCCTGATGCTCCTGACAACACGATCGCCTTCGGCCAGGTCCCTCCGCATGGGGGAAGAACGACGGTGTTCGCAACGCTGAAACCTGGGGCTGACAACGTGCTTCGCGGAGGACTCGAGTACCGGCAGGAAGCCATCCCGTTTTGGGACTTGAAGCGGGAAATTCACGGCGGGATCTACTACGGGGTCGCCGGCCAGAACAGCATAGAGGGCCAGGTCCGGCTCAACTTCCTCCGGACAGGTCCTGTGAATTGGAACAGCCAAGGGCGAGTCGGGATCGAGCGAGATGGAGGCCGTATGAATGGGGCCCTGCTTGTTGGAGCAGAATTCTAACAAACGGGAGGCGAAAATGTCTGAAAACAGACCCGGGTTAGGGGTAGATTCTCGTGGCGGGGCCGTAGTCGATCCGACGCAGAACGTCCTTGATCTCGTTGAGGCGAAGGGTAAGGCGACCGATGCCGCCATAATCGCCGCCGTCCATAGACTCGATGATCTACGGGAAGAGAAGTACAAACATCTCCATGAACTTCAAACCGTAGAACTAAAGAGGATCGACGAGGTATTGAAACTCCGCGTGGATTTCACGATGCAACTTGCCGTCGCGGAGGCGAAACGGATTGACGCCAACCTTGCGGTTGTGGAGTCCACAGGCAGGGCGAGGACCGACGCTGTTTTCCAAGGGCTTGCACAGATAACGGAACGAGTCGCCACGGTGGAGAAGTTCCAATATGAGGCATCCGGCCGGTCCCGCGTTGCGGACCCTATAATGGATAACTCCCTTCGGGAAATTAAGGGCTTGCTTGTAGAACGCGCTCAGTTGTCCGGCCAGGGGCAGGGAATGAGCATGATCGTCGGGTACATACTCGCGGCAATCGCCGCGCTATCCTCGGGCGTCGCCATCGTGCTTTCGCTACAGGGGGCGTTCCGACCGGCGGTAGGGGGGTAGGTCATGCGGGAGTCCGTCCATCTTTTCGGTCTGCCCGGGCTCGTCAACGTCGGACGAGTGAATGAATGGGTCTACCGCGGGGCCGATCCAGAGCCAATAGAGGGGTACAAGTCCCTCGCCGGCCTAGGCGTCAAGACCGTCCCGAACCTGTCCACGGAGCGGGACGTAGAGGCGTACGGGATCACGGAGATTTACAAGCCGATGCGCTTCTTCCGAGACGTTGACCCAAGCATGGTGTATAATCTTGTCACCCTGCTTTGCCATACCAAGCTCCTACCGATTTACGTTCATTGTGCTCAAGGACGAGACAGGACGGGGATGGTGATTGCCTGCTTCCGCATCGAGGGTGGATGGTCGACCGAGGATGCAATCGCCGAAATGGATTCGTTCGGCTTCCATTACGTCTGGACCCATTTCCTTGAATTCGTTCAGGGATACAAGTCAAGAAAGGAGGGGGGTTGATGAAAGTGGAGATTCATGCGAACGGAAACCGGGGCCCTTTTTTTATTTAGAAGTTTTTCGTTTGCTTTCTGCGATCGGCTGCCGCACGTTTTTTTAGCAAGCGAATTTGATTCCGGAGGGTTTTATTCTTAGAGCAAAGTACCTTGTTCGCGGCCGTCAGTTTTTCCTCGGCGGCTCGATGCTTCCAGAGCGCCCGTAGCGCCGCCTCATAAGCATAGGGGTCTGGTTGATCCATTCTTAGGCACTTGCGGCACGGCCCTGGCCTTTCATTCCCATGAACAACCGGGCAATCTCGTTCCGAATAAAAACAACCGCATTTTTTACAACAACGACTATGGAGATGAAGAAGGCCCATGGTCGCTCATCCTCCGTTGATTGATCCTCTGTTCTCTCCTTGTCGCCCATTGGCAATTTCCCGGTTCGTAGCCTTTATTGTTGTCTTTCCGATCTAATGTTAGCCCGGGAGGGCATCGGCCCACATCTTTCAGGAAGGACGGGAAATCGTTCTTCCATTGGTCGCACATCGTTATTCCTCGACCACCGTAGTAGGCCCATATTTCCCTTCTCGGATTGAAACACCTTGTTTTTGCCTCTTTCCAAGCACGATATTCTCTGGTATGTTTTTTAGATTCCCCATGTTTCGTCATCAGGGCAGTTGTTATTTCTCCCTTGAGGCAACCACAAGACCTTGTGGAGCCGCTTCTCGCTGCATATCCATAGACAACGACGGAATTCCCGCAATCACAAACGGCATTCCACATAGCAGCACGATAATTATTGTAGTGAGAAAAAGAAACGATCACCAACATGCCGAAACGCTTCCCTTTCATCTCAATTCTTTTCGCCATGGGGATCTCCTTTTGAAATTAAAGCCCCCGGAGGTAAGTGTCGCGCCTCACCACAAGGCTATTGTCTGACCCAAGCCTCCTGCAAGTGGATTCCTCCGGGGGCAGGGGCATCCTACGCCTCCTTTTTCGCCCGGGGCTTCCTGGGCGCCTTGAACATCGCCAGAACTGCCGCGCCGAGCTTCTTCGGATCCGATCCCTCGACGACGATCTCCTTGTCGGGGGTGTTGGCATCGCCAAACTCTCCGACGACAGTAAAACCATTCTCCTTCTTTACTACGTAAATTCGCTCCGGCATCATCCTCCCCTTTTCTGCTGTTGTGATGTTTCACGGCGAACCCGGGATGGTCCCAGGAAAAATTTCACCAGCCGATTTTTTATGCCGGCCGGCATCGCCATCAGGCTCTCGAACGAGAATGAATTTCCCGTTCGATGATGGCGCTTTTTGGGATTGACGATGCTTTCGCCAATCCCGATCCGTACCCCGTTTATGCCTTGGCGCCGCTTGCAGGATCCCATTATTTCTTCTTTCCCCCTCCCATCAACGGAAGATTTTGCTGATGTTCTTCCTCGGTCATCTTCCGGGTGTCGATGATCTCTCCGGTGTCCGTGCGCGTGAGGATCATCTTCCCGCCGTCAGCCGGACTCCATTCGCAATCGATATCCCGGAGCTCTCGCCTGGTCGTAACCTTCTGCGCGAGGGCTCTGCAATCAGCCACGCAACGATCGATCCGATTTTTGAAGCCGGACACGGTGGCTTTCTTCTCGTCCTCGAGCTCCGCTTGCGCGGCTGTCACGCGCGCCAGCTCCTTTGCGCATGTGCTTACCTCGTCCTCGCTCAAACCGACCATTAATGCTCTTGTGATCTTGGTGATCATTGGCTATCCCCCCAGCTTTTTTATCTTGCGTTCGAGACGCTTGATTTTCGCAACGTATACATTGTTCGCTCTCTGGAAATTGTCGCGGTCCCGGACGAGGGTGATCCAATTTCCGGCCATCTTCTCCGCGGCGTCAGCGATCCGGCACAGCGCACCGACTTTTATCTGATCGTCGCAGGGCCGATATTTGATCTCATGTTTCCCGCCTACGTCCTTTCGGGATTCCTCCCGATAGCTTCTCCATGTTTCCTTTGTCATGGGCTATCTCCCTATCCGGTGTTTTTTATTTCACCCAGGCTGGCTTGGTGGCTTGCTTTACCCCAGGGATGGACCCCTGCGCGGCCTCAGCTTTCGCCGGCTCGGTCTTGGCCGGCTCCGGATCACCCTTCACCCATGCCGGCTTCGGGCCTCCCGCAGGGGCGCCAGCTTCCGGCTCCGGAGGGAGGGGCTTGTCGGACAGGAGCATCCCCTGGTCCATCGACCAGACCTTCTCGTACCGAGGATCATCCGGGGTGACGATCTTCTTGATGGTATTGTTCAGAAATCGCTTTCCGCTTTGGTTTTGCTGGCCCCATTCGGCGCCAACAACAACGGGAAACATCATTCCATTTAGATCGGAGAAATCACTGATGATTCTCGCCTTGGTCGCCTCGGGGGAGGTGTCTTTGGGGCTGATCTTCCGCGTGGCCTCCACCATCGCGCGGAGGGTCCTCATGGAAATACTGATCGCCATGGCGCTCTTGTCGTTCGGCGTCTTCGTGAAATGGAGCATGAAGTTTTGCCACATTTTTCGACCGTTGACGGCGGTGAATTCAAAGTCCAGGTATTCGTACCCCGAAGATGCCACGCAGAACAACGGATGGACCCCGCCTTCCTTTCCCGCCTTCGGGGGTCGGATTTGAGCTGTTACCATCACAACCGAATCCTCGGGGATTGGACCTGCTCCGGACCCTTGCTCTGGTGCATCATTGAAATCTATGCCCATCTATTTGCCCTCCGGTTTTTTATACCCGCCCTTGGTGGCGGTTTCGAGTGCGGTGTGAAAGGCTCCGTATGTCTTGTCTTTCCCGATGAAAATCTCGTCGGGCAGCGACCAGCGATTCTTCGCGTCCCATGCCGGCCGCTCCGCGGTGTAGATCACCCGGTCGCCAGATCCGGTGGCCCGGGCCCGGTCCTTTCCGAATCCCTTGTCCTCTTTCATGATGGCGACCTTGTACGTCAGGAATCCAACTACTTCGGCCCATTCATTCCAGAGAGCAAAGGCGCGTTTATGGAGGCGCATCTGATAGCGATCGTAGCTGTCACTTTCCGGAGGCGTCACGGTTTTCGCTTCGGAGTGAGCCAGGAGGACGATGTGCATTCCCTTGTTGGCGCGCAGGGAATCGAAGCCCCCCATAATTACCCGCCAATACTTTTCAGCCTCGAGGTATCCCTTCCCGTACCCCTTCAACACCCGCTCGATCGACTCCGCTTCGTGCTCTCGGCATGTCTCGGCCCACACCAGGGGCTCAAGCCAGTCCAGCGAATCGACCACAAGGGTCTTGAATTGATGCTCTTCATGGAGCGCGGTGATCGTGTCGATGATCGCCTGGTAGGACGTTGCCAGCGGAAAGGCATCGATATCTAAAGCCCCTGCGCCATCCTCAACCGGAAGCAGGACAGCGCCCGGGAAGGTGGCGCCGAAAGAAGTTTTCCCGATTCCCTGGACACCATAGATAACGATCTTCTGTGGCTTCACCATCGAATTCGCCTTTTGTATGAGCTCAAGCATCGGGCGCCTCCTTTTCCTTGGGCTCCACCCCGAGGACCTCCCGGTACTTCACGGCGTACTCCACGAACCCTGCCGCCTCGAGGATCTCCAAGACGTGCAGGAAGCCCTGCCCGTGGCGCTCCTGGATCACGCCCCAACAGTAGCGGTTCACGGTGACCTGGCCGATCATGGCCCACTCGGCTTTGGTGAACGCCTCGATCTTCTGCTGGTAGATCAGCGCGAGGAAGAAGTCGTGGTTGTCGACGTAGTTCTTGGCGCCCGTCAGGTCCGCGCCCGTCAGGTCCGCGCCCCTCAGGTCCGCGCCCGTCAGGTACGCGCCCGTCAGGTACGCGCCCCTCAGGTCCGCGCCCGTCAGGTACGCGCCCGTCAGGTACGCGCCCGTCAGGTACGCGCCCCTCAGGTACGCGCCCCTCAGGTCCGCGCCCCTCAGGTCCGCGCCCCTCAGGTCCGCGCCCCTCAGGTCCGCGCCCCTCAGGTCCGCGCCCGTCAGGTCCGCGCCCGTCTTCACGGCCGCCTCGAGGGTTAGCTTCAGGCTCTCGGTCTCGAGGGAGAACAGGATCTTCCCGGAGACCCAGTTCTTGATCTCGAAGAGTTTCATTCGGGCGCCTCCACCGATTTGAATTCCAGCCTCGGATCGCTGGGGGTAACGGTGCGCGCCGGCGCAAAGACGGCCTGGATGTTCTTCGGGTAGGTGTTGAATTCCTTCTCGCCGACCTTAAATTCGGCCTTCATCCATTCGAATGGGTTGTCGCCTGTGGACTGAATCTTGTGAAACACGCCGAACAGCTTTTCCTGGTCCCACTTCACTTTCTTGGCGATCGTCTCTGTTACGCGGAAACCGTCCCGGGTGATGTTCACGGCGCCGTACTCCTTCTGTTGCAGCTTGCGAATGGCGGTAAGGTCTGCAAAGACAAGCTCGCGGATTTCCCTCTCTGTTTCATTAAGCTGCTCTCCAACGGCATCGAGTTGAGATTGGATGGTTGCCATGATCTCGTCTGCCTTCCGATTGAGGACTTCCCTGCGGCCCAACAATTCTTTCAGCCCCATGGTTATGCCTCGTTCCGGGCGATCGAGGCATTCGCCCACATGACGGATTCCTCGAGGGCGGTCATCGCCAGGGACCGCTCTCTCGAGGAAGGGCAACTTACCAAAATTACTTCCGCAAAATCTCGGGCTTCATCCCGGATTTCCTTGTACCGAGACACCTGGTTGGGTTTTGGTGTGTGGTACATGAAATCTTTCCCCAGGCGGGCTTTCTCTTCGGCGGTGATCGTGTACATATCTCTTCCCCCGTTCGCCTGACCCTTATGGTTTTAGGTCTTTGGCGATCATGGAGGGAT